GGTCAATATGGCGAATGCAAACTTTGCCTGGTATCTCTATTTCCCGATCGCAAATATCCGAATCAGTGAAAAAGGCCTCGTCACATCCAGCACGCAGGAGACGCAGCAGATCACCAAGTGGATGTTCGATGAAGCCTATCTGACGCTGAAGAGATCCGCCTACAATGCGATCGATGGCCTGTATAATTTTCTGGCAGCAGGCAATGTACCCGCACCCGATACTCCGTCCTGGTATGCAGCATGGTCCTCAGGTCCGGGCTTCAGCGACTACGTGGATCTCTTTGTCAATACCGCTGAAGTGTTTTCAAATCTCACGCCGATCAATAATAGCCGGTGGATGTACACGCAGATGCGCTCACACCTGAAGCGGGCCGAGCAGCTCTATGCACGCGATTTCATCGGTGCTGCATTCTTTGATCATCTGAAGTCGGTATTCAAAGACGGATCTGCGGATTCAGATGAGAAGGTCGTCATCCAGTCGCTGCAGGATATCCTCTCGCTCATGGCCTACTCGATGGCGATCACCGATCCGAATATCCGTCAGGAGATCACTGTCGTCGAGGGTAGCCAGATGGACAATATCCCGTCAGTAGGTAGCAACCGCGCCGACGTGGATAACCGCACCTCCTTTGATCGTGTCGCCAATAAATACGCATCGCAGGCCGGCCAGCTCATGGATCAGCTGCGCAACTTCCTCAACGCGACGGCGACCACGGCCATCTATCCGCTATACTACACCAGTCCACTCTACGTAGACCCCAATGCGCCTCAGCAATACCCGCAAAACGACAACTGCGGCCGCAAAACATTTTTCATTATCTAAACCCCATACTATGACCCTTACCCTTCAGCAACTTGAAGCAATCGCTATCTACGCGCCATCTGCCCGCTGCGCGACCTATCTGGACATGATCAATGCCACGCTCGAGAAGTATAGCATCGATACGCCATTGCGCACCTGCCATTTCTTAGCGCAGATCATCCACGAAAGTGGATCCTTTCAGTACACGCGTGAGCTGGCCAGCGGAGCGGATTATGAATGGCGCAGCGATCTCGGCAATACCGAGCCTGGTGACGGGCCGAAATTCAAAGGTCGTGGATTCATCCAGCTGACAGGTCGTGCCAACTATGCCGCCTATGGCGCTGCGATCAGTCAGGATCTGATCAATAATCCCGATCTCGTGGCGACCGACTATCCTGCTGATGTGGCTGGCTGGTTTTGGGATACGCATCACCTCAACGCGCTCGCCGATCAGGATGGCCTGACGCCGATCACTAAGGTGATAAACGGCGGGATGAACGGCTATAATGAGCGTCTATTCTGGCTCGGCAAAGCAAAAAATGTATTAATGAAGTCCGCATAATCAATCCCTATCATGGCTGAGGAAGTAAATAATCAGATCAATATCTACGTGCAGAGTGGCGACGCGCAGGCGCAGTACGATGCACTGGCAGCGAAGAATCTCACCCTGCAGCAGTCGGTAGAGAATCTGCGCATCAAACAGGCGCAGGCTGATGCAGAGCGCAAAGCAGGCAATGCAGCTGCGGAGGCCAGCTACAAATCGCTCGGTGAGCAGATCAGCCAGGCACAGAAGCGGCTCGATGACAATACTGCCGCCATGGAGCGCCAGGCTAAAAAAGTAAGCGGCGAGCTGAGCCCATCTATCCGTGATCTGGAGGCCAATGTCAGAACCCTTACAGCAGCTATCAAAGCAGGATCCGAAGGAGATCCCGGATACGACCACAAGGTCCAGCAGCTCAAACTATACAATGCTGCGCTTACGGAGGCGCGGATATCATCCGGCCTGATGGCTGAGAAGATGAAGGAGGGCAAGGAGCATGGCGAGGGATTTATGGAAGTGCTCAAAGGTGTCGCTGGCGGCATGGGTTTCGTCACAAGCGCAGAAGCCGGACTGGAAAAAGGAATAGACTTCCTGAAGGAGTCTGTGCAGGAAACGGTCAATCTGGAGCTAGGTCAAAAGAGACTGGCGACCGCGGTAAAGAACTGGGGTAACACCAGTGAGGGCGCGCTCGAGAGATTCAATGAAAAAGCAGAGGAGCTGTCGAAGAAATTCGGATATCTCTATACGCCAGAGCTGACTAAGGTACAGGAGAAGCTCGTCACTTTTGGCAGGCTTAGCGAGGATCAGATCAATCAGCTCCTGCCGGTGATCGTCAATTTTGCAGCTCAGACGGGCAAAAGCATGGATGAAGCTACACAGGGGATCCTCTCTGCATTCGAGGGCAACGGTCGGGCCATGAAGCAATATGGCATCGAATTAAAGAAGGATGAAGGCTTCGCAGTAAACTACGGGATCGTCATGGACCAGCTGGCCAGCAAAGTAGATGGAGCTGCGCAGGTATTCCAGGATTCAGCCGCCGGAGCGCTGGCCACCTACTCCAAAAACATCAAGGAGCTGCAGGAGGATATCGGTAAAGAATTGCTTCCGTTGCTTGGCGCATTCGCCAAAGGCGGACTGTCTGCCGTCAATGCACTGCGCCAGTTGCCGGAGTTTGTGGAGAATAACAAGAAAGCAATTATCGCGCTTGTAGGTGCCTATGCACTATACAACTCAGCGCTGATAGCCAATACACTTACTAAGGGGTACAACTCCGCAGCTACACTATACAATACGGTCGTGGAGAGAGGCGCTGCAGCTGCCAAGTGGATCGCTACTGCCGCTAATGGAGCATTGCAGCTATCTTACGGTATTCTGACGGGAGAGATCACTTTAGCGACCGCAGCAACTAGAGCTTATCAATTAGTATCCGCTGCAGCAGGAGGTGGCCTTACGCTCATGATAGGCGCATTGGTGGCAGTCGGTACAGCCATAGCCGCCTATACTTCAAAAATTTCGGAAGCTGCGGAGATAGAAAAAACAGTTTCCGACGTTAGAGCTGAAGCTGCAAAATCAGTAGCGAAGGAAAAGGTAGATCTGGAATTGCTGCTAGAGGTAGCGAAAAATGAGAAAAAGACAAAGGAGGAACGCCTAAAGGCTATCCAGCAACTGAATGAAATCTCACCTGAGTACCTGGGCAATCTAACCGAGGAGAATATCAGTACCAAAGAAGGAACAGCGCTAATTACCAAGTACATCGAAGCTTTAAATAAAAAAGCACTTGCTGAAGCCATTCATAATAAACTCGTGGATCTGAATAAGCAGAAAATCGAGCAGCAAACAAAATCTCAGGCGGAGCTTTTACATTGGTATGACTACCTCGGTAGTGCAGCTGCTCACACCGCTCAAACAGCTGTCGAAAATAGGAACAAAGAAATCCAAGCTATTGATGCCCAAATTTTAGCGCTCAATAAACTAGCGACAGCTCAGGATGAAGCGGGAGAGAAGGAAAACCCTGATAATAAAAAAGACAAGGAGCGCGAAAGCATTACAAAGTTCTTTTCTGATGCCAGAAAAGCCCGTGCTGACTTCGATGCACTTACAAAATCATCCGATGAGGCCGAGGTAAACCGCGTACAGGAGCACATCCATACACTCAGCGATAAACTCGAAGAGTATCGTCACAATGGTCTGATCACACTCGGCGAGTATTACGAAGCAAAGAAACTCCTGGAGAAAAACGACGCCTATCAGGAGCTGGAGGATCAAGCCAAAAGAGCAGAAGCCGAAGCAAAGAAAGCAGCCGAGCAGCGGAAGAAAAGACTGGAGGAATTCAAAAAACTTCAGGAAGATCTCTTAGCTGAATCTCAGCTTGCACTCAATAAAACGCTATCCGCCGATGCCAAAGAGCTCGCAGATCTGGCCGTCAAATACGATAAGCAAAAGGCAGAGCTGAAGAAATTCCTCGATGATAAAACCATCTCTCAAAAAGAGTATAGCAAGACGCTCCTCCAGATCGAGGAGAATCAGCAAAATGAAGAGAAAGCCATCCGCGCCAAACAGGAGAAAGCCTCCAAGACTAAGCAGTATGAAGAGGATCTCAAAGCACAGCAGGTGCTTTTCGCTAAAGTAAAGGAGCTGCAGCAGGATCGACTGAATCAGGGACTGATCACTCAGTCGGAATACGATCGTCGCATCGGCCAGCTGGAGGTGGCAGAGTTTGAGTATAAGAGAGAACTGGCCAAGAAATACAAGGGCATAGTAGACAAAGCTGCTGACGATGAGGTGAAAGCCGATCAGGATGCAAAGACACAAAAAAGTAAAAACGATCAGGACGAGCTAAAGCGCATCCAGGCGAATCTTGACTACATCAAGCAGAAACGGAAACAGCAGCTGGCAGCGGAGAAGGATGACTATACCAACTCTACTGAAGCGAGGCTTCAGATTATAGCCGAAGAATACACTAAAGAGTACGCGCTATACAAGGACAATGCCGAAGCGCTCAAAGCGCTCAATGCGGCCACAGCTGCACAGATCGCGAAAGTCTATGAAGACCAGTGGAAGAAAACCCTGACTACCATCGCTACGGATACACAGCAAATGGCAACTACCGTCATGGGTATCGCCAGCAACATTGCGAAAGTCCAGGACAACCATGCCAATGCAGAGATCGCAGCCGAGAAGAAGAAGAACGCCGCTATCATTGCCAGCTACGAAGCGCAGGTCAAAAACAAGCAGCTGACCCGGGAGAAAGCAGACAAGCTCGAAGCAGCTGCGAATGAGGAGATGGCCAAGAAAGACGACGATCTGAAGCGTCGTCAGTTTGAGCGGGACAAAAAGATGAAGATGGCGACCGCTGCCATCAATATGGCCGTAGGTATCATGAATGCGTTCGCGACAGCGCCAAACTTCATCGTCGGTGCGGTCGAGGCTGCACTAGTCCTTGCTGCCGGTATTGCTGAAGAAGCGGCGATAGGATCTGAGCAATACACATCGATGGCGGACGGCGGTATGCTTGGAGGTGATGCCCACTCAGATCCGAGCGGTGGCAATCGCGTGGTCGATGGCTACGGTCGCACCATCCATAAGGTGGAGCGCGGTGAGTATGTCGTGCCAAAAGATGCGACCGCAAATAATCCTGATGTGATCAGGATGCTTACTACACAGGGACGCAATCGCAACATCAAAGACTTGCTCGCGCCATCCACGCCGATCAATTCCGAGCGGGCCAGCGATACGATACAGCAGGCTAACAGCGGATGGCAAACAACAGCTGCCGGTACCAGGTCTACCCGCAGCGCATCCGGCACATCTCTCGATACGAGCAAAATGGAGCAGCTGCTGCAAAAAAATAACGATCTTCACAGCGAGAACATCCAGCTCCAAAAGAAGATCGCAGCAAAGCCAACACTCAGCCTGTCTGCGCTCCATGAATCGGAGCACACACAGCAATACATGATCAAAGGCCAACTCTAATGCGCATCATCAATATCAACGATATCCCGTACAAGCTGCCCGATAGCTGGGAGGAGATCATCACCGGTGGCCACTACATGGCTGCCGTCAGGATGATCACCGGTACCGATCCCATGCCGATCCGTCAGTATGAGCTGTTCAAAACACTGACGGGATTCGATCCGGTACCGCACGGATTGACTGCGCTCGGAGAGCAGCAGCTCAGCGAGCACCTGGTCGCCAGTGTACTCCCTTGCTTCGATTTTATGTTTGACAGTGAGCGCCTTTTTGTCATCAATCCGATCCCTTTCTTTGAGCATGACGGAGTGCGCTACACGGGCCCGTCTGCCAAGCTCAATAATCAAACGGGATTCCAGTGGGAGAAGACGCATCACCTGCAGGTCATGCACGACGGCAGCAAGGATATCAAGCTGCTGGAGCAGATCGTCTATACTAACTACACCTGCGAGACACGTCCCGCAGAGACGACACCGCTGCCGGAAGATCTCATTTACGGCATCATGCTCTGGTATGGCAAATGTGAGAAATGGTGGAGTGCTAAGTTTCCCTGGCTTTTCCCTGCGGCTGATCCGGAGGAGATCCCGACCGGCAATGCACCTGCCACAGGTCGGGAGGTGAAAGATCTGCTATTCCGGCTGGCCGGTGGCAAGCTCAATGCTGATTGGGACATCGTGCGCAGCCGTACACGTCAGGATATCATCTATGCGCTCGATGAGATGGAGAAAGAGCGCGAACGGATCGAAAGTCAGCGTAAGGCTTAATTTGCTATATTTGCGGCAGGAAGACAGGTGAAGTCTATAACAGTCACATCTTCAAAATGGAATTTACGCACGACGACTATACAGTCAAAGTCATACAGCTCAAGCCCGAGCAATTCGCAGCTTCAAAATTTTCAAAGCCTGATCTGAACCTTCCCAACCATCTTCAGATATCGGGATATTATATCTTCCTGGAAGATGAGAATCCAAAGCAGATCCGCGATATCACCAAATTCAGAGTAGCTGCTGCTGCCTATGCTGCACGCGTTAAGAAATCCCCGCGTAGGTATGAGCAATATCTTATCCGTTAGCATTATCCGTCTGCTCGCGGATTTTGAGCATCTGAGTCTGAGCAGGTGAGCTACCGCGCAGCGCCAGATCCATGATACTTTCGCGCAGCTGTAGTGTCCCGCTGAGGTAGCCTTTGAAATAAGCCTTGTGGCAGTCGGTACCGACTTTCTTAATCTCTTTTTTCAGATCCAGTGCATCCACCTCGAGGACCAAAGCGCAGTCCGCGATCGTGAAAAATTTCGAAGCAAAGGTCTCCAATGTTTTAAGTTGCTTTTCGCTGAGTATCATGATTCATATTTTTTTTGATCCATTCAATCCTATAATCCGCCACGCCCTGATCACAGGTGATGACACCTACGTCTGCCCGCGTATTTTGGGTCAGATTCGCCGATCCGACGATAGACACACCCCAAGCTTTATTCTTAACTACAGTCAGCTTGGCATGTGTACGCATTTTTCCTATTTCCGCGAATCCGCCCAAAAGCTGGACAGCCTGCGGGTCATGCAGATCCACCCTGTAGTCTATCAGCGCGGTCGTATTAAGGATCAGCCCATCCCGATGCATGTTGCTAAACAGTCGTGCCTGAAATTCCTTAATTGCATAGGTGCAGAAGTACAGATCAGCAGGACCGGTTTGACTCAGTACCCACACGATCACATCGTGCAAATGCCACCGGGTGTCAGTGGCAAAGTGAATGGAGGCGCCTGCGGTCAGATCTCCCATCTGACTGGCTATCTCCATTCTTACATTCTCATTGATGTATTTGTGGCATTTGTCCGTATGGCTTTTGAATTTGTACAGCTCCTTTTCCTTCTCCAGGTCATCGATGTCGATTAGCATATTATTGAAATTCGTTATTGAAGTTGTTCATTTCTTTCTCGATCCGCTCATCGATCATGTGCGCGTAGATCTGTGTGGTCGCCATCTTAGCATGGCCCATGATCCGCTGTAGCGTCTCCAGCGACCCGCCGAGTCGCAGGAAGGTAGTGGCGAAGGTGTGCCGGCTCACGTGAAAGGTCAGGTTCATCGTGATCCCCGCAGCTGCTGCTATCTTTTTCAGATCCTCATTGATATTCTGCTGCTTTTTGATCACGCCACCTTCGCGCCTGAACCGCAGCACATCACTGATCAGCCGCATCGATACCGTCGTCATATTGATTTTGATCACTTTCTCTTGCTTACGCGTCTTTTTCGGCATGTAGATTAGTTTGCCTTCTTTCAGCATCTTATCGCCGAGCTTTAGCACATCGCTGATGCGCATGGCAGTGAAGCACGACACAAGAAAAAACATACACGTCACCTGCAGATGGTCCTGCAGTTTGCGCTGGTCGTATAGCTCCAGTATTTTTTTCAGCTCAGCCTTCGAGATTGATTCGCGCGTCTGCAGCTCAGCGGGTATCTTATATTTTACAAAAGGATCCTTGATCTGGATATCCGAGTCCCGGGCGATATTCAGATAGGTTTGGAGCACCTTCAGAGAGGTGCGACGCGTATTGACATTGTTGCCTTTTTTGATTAGGAAAGCCTCATACGCTTCGATCAGACTGGTATTGATGAGGGAGAAGGAAAGCGAGTGCCGAAACTCTTTGAATTTCTTCAGCTGTGACTTGTGGCACTTATACGTCTCAGCGGCCAGTACATTCTTTCGCGCATTCAGCACACCCTCCCAAAAACCGACAAAATCATCTCCGAAGGCCTGCGCGAAGCGTGCACGGAAAGTGCGCCGATCCAGTAGCAGGCTGGCCTTATCTGCATCCCTTAGCACCTCCAGCGCTTTCGTTTTCGCATTTCCGAGCATCTCATTGATCAGGTGCGCATCCTTCGCTTTCGGTTTCATCTCCCGTTTAGCG